GCACGTCGTTCACTTATTATTTTTAACAGTTTCTATTCATTCAATTGAATAAAGGAACAAATGCCAGCAGGACGCCCAAGAAAACCAATAGACACGCTCAAGAAAAACACGTATCGGGGTTCTGCGGCTAATCCAACGGCGTTAGCGGTAGTGCCAATGGACTCCGGGTCTATTCCGGCACTTGAATTACCACTTGACGAAGCAATAGCGACGGTAGTGGAAGACGGCGCAACGTGGCTATCAGTCACCGACGTGCGACTTAACTTTCTGCGGGAACTACTTGAGGAACGCAACCAAATCCGAGCGGCGGTCATGAATAACTCCGGAGACCGCAAGGCTCTCCGTGACATCGACAAAAGCATCTCGGAATCGTTGAGCCTTCTGGGCTTTGATCCTTCCGCTCGAGCTCGACTAGGACTTTCTGAGGTTCAGAAGATTAGCAAACTAGAAGAGATAAAGGCGAGACGTGCCTCCAGCCGCAACGAAGCAGAATAGTCCACGTTGGGTCTCGCCGGTTAGCAACAAGCAGATGCTCGACGGCGACGGTGAAATCTACTGCGAGTTCATCGAACTATTCGCCAAGATTACGAAAGACACGATCTCCGGGCGCGCTGGGTCTCCGATGGTAATGAGAGAATGGCAGAAAACGCTCATCTCTCAAGTTCTTGCTCGACGACCAGACGGCCGGCGAAAGCATAGAACCGCACTCATCGGACTGCCACGCAAGAACGGCAAGAGCACACTAGGTTCCGCAATCGCACTCACCGAGTTATTCACCGGCGGCGACGGCTTGGAGGTCTATTCATGCGCCGCAGAGCGAGAACAAGCCCGCATCGTATTCGGCTCCGCCAAGCGCATGGTCGAGATGAATCCGGAGTTACTCGCTCAGGCCAAACTTTATCGTGACGCCATAGAAATTCCGTCGACTGGTTCGACGTACCGAGTTCTCTCGGCCGAGTCCTATTCTAAAGAAGGCTACTCTCCGTCTCTGGTCATAATGGACGAACTTCACGTCGTGAACCGTGACCTGTACGACGTAATGCAACTCGGAATGGGCGCAAGAGTCGATCCGCTAATGCTCTGCATTACTACCGCCGGAGCGCGAGTAGACATGAAGGGTCAAGACAGTCTCGGTTATCAACTCTACCAACACGGTTGTCAAGTCTCGACCAAAGAAGTCGACGACCCAAACTTCTTCTTCGCATGGTGGGAACCAGACGACCAAGAAGCCGACCACCGAGACCCTAAGGTCTGGCGAGAATGCAACCCCGGCATCGACGACCTCGTAGCACTCGAGGACTTCGAGTCGGTACTACCACGAACGCCGGAGTCGGAGTTTCGCACGAAGCGACTCAACCTCTGGGTGGTCGCACAAGACGCAGCGTTCCCGCATGGAGCGTGGGAGAAATGCGCCTCACCGAAACACGTAGAAGACGGAACCGAGATTACTATCGGCTTTGACGGTTCTTACGCTGGTGACTCCACCGCTCTCGTTGGAGTGACCAGAGAAGAAACGCCGCACATCTTCGTCATCGACGCATGGGAACGACCTTTAGACGATGACGGTTGGCGAGTCAACGTCGGAGACGTCGAGGAAGCAATCGAGAACGCTTGCCGCAAGTACCAAGTCAAAGAAGTAGCGTGCGACCCGTATCGCTGGCAACGTTCGATGCAGGTGCTCGAGGAGCGGTCAATACCAATCGTCGAGTGGCCCACCGGATCGCTCGCCCGAATGATTCCGGCGTGGCAAAAGTTCTACGACGCCGTTCTTGACGAAGGCGTAACGCACGACGACGACGCTCGACTAAATCGCCACATCGACAACATGGTTCTCAAACGAGACCGTAGAGGAATGCGGCCGACGAAAGAGTCGTCAACATCTCTTCGCAAGATTGACCTCGGCATAGCCGCCATCATCGGCTTCGACCGAGCAACGTTCGCTGGCGCGACACCGCAGCCGGCCATTACATTTATTTAGCCGGAGGTTCTTGTGGCACTATTCGACCGCTTTCGTTCAGAAAAGCGTGCTTCATCTAATCCGACTCTGGCCGAACTACTAGCGGTTCAACGAGGCGGCGGTTTTAACTACACACGCGAAGCAGTAAATGACCAGACGGCTTTCGCAGTCTCAAGCGTGTTCGCTTGTGTGTCAATTATCGCCGACTCAATAGCGTCAATGCCGTGGGGAACGTTTCGCGAAATAGGCGACCGTCGAGAAGCACTAGAAACTCCGAGCGTCTTGGTTCGACCGAACCCCGACCAACTAAAGTACCAGTTCGTCTCTCAAGTCATCATGAGCATGGCTCTTCATGGCAACGCCTACATCGCTTACTCGCTCGACCAGAGAGCGATGCCGGCCGAGCTGCGAGTCCTTGATCCGATGGCCGTTAGAGCCGAGCGAGACAAGACCACCAAGCGCATAACTTTCAAGATTGGCGACGCTAACTTCGATTCTTCGACGTTGCTGCATCTTCCGTGGCTAACCTTGCCGGGGCAGATTCTCGGTCTCTCGCCAATGGAAGCGAACCGTGGCAACATCGGACTGGCTCTAGCGATGAGCCGTCATCTCCAACAGTTTTACGGAGAAGGCGGTATCCCGTCGAGCGTTCTTGAGACCGAGGCTAATCTGACTACAGAGCAGCGAGACGAAATGTCTAAGGGCTGGGCTGATTTCCACTCGCAGTCACGCCGCACCGCAGTTCTATCCGGCGGCCTAAAGTGGCGGCCCGTGGTCGCAAGCGCAGCCGATAGTCAGATGCTAGAAACACGTGAGCAGTTGGTTCACGACATCGCTCGAATCTACCGAGTACCGGCGCATCTAATCAACGCAAAAGGTGACGGTCAGACGTACCAGAATCAAGAAGCCGCCGGCATCAACTTCGTTAGACACACGCTTCTTCCGTGGATCCAAAAACTCGAGCAAGGACTCTCGTCGATTCTGCCCGGAAAGCAAACCGTCCGCTTCAACGCCGACGCTTACTTACGAAGCGAAACTCTAACTCGATACCAGTCCTATCAACTCGCAATCGCTAACGGTATCCTCAGCCGCAACGAAGTTCGCAGCCTCGAAAACCGTGAACCCTACGAAGGCGGCGACGAGATGCTCTACGCTGCCGGCGGGATTCCCGAAGTTACCGGCGAGGACGCAGCACCACCCGAATGATTCCGGTCTTAGGGATTCCGATCCTCACGGGTCCCGACTTACTAGACAAGATGCTCAGGTCGGTAACGTTGCCGGTAGACCATCTGGTCATCATCGACAACGGTAAAGTGGTAGAAGAAATAAAGACGTCGGCCGAGAAGGTAGACATCGTTCAGATGCCGAACAACATCGGCGTGCCGCAAGCGTGGAACCTAATCATCAAGTCAACGCCACAAGCACCGTGGTGGCTCATCTGCAACTTCGACATTGAGTTCACGCCAGAAGCTCTAGTCGACGTCGTGAATCAGTCCAGCGCAGATAGCGTCGTTACCAGTAGCAAAGGCTTCGCCGCCTTTACTATTGGCAGCAACGTTATTCGCAAGGTCGGACTATTCGACGAAGGTTTCGCCCCGGCGTATCACGAAGACACCGACTACGAACACCGACTACGTTGCGCCGGCATCAAGGTAAAGAAAAGCGGAGTGCCAATGAGCCATCTAGACCACGTGACCGCAGCCGATAAAGGCTGGAACCTTCACGAGATGATAAATAACTCAGAAAAGCAATACGTCAAGAAATGGGGCGGAACTTACCGCCAAGAAACCCGAACCGAGGCGCAAGAACTCGGCTGGAGTATTGACCAATGGATTTAGAGATACGCGTTGAGGACTCCTATCAACCGACTGACGGTATGGTTGAAGAGGCGCAACGTGGACTCGACTGGCGCAGCGAATACGGTCGAGGCGGCACCGCTATCGGAATCGCTCGAGCTCGAGACATCGTAAATCGCAAAAACTTACCGATAGACACTTGGCGCAGAATCAAAGCCTTCTTTGATCGCCACGAAATTGACAAACAAGGCGAAGGCTTTACTCCCGACGAAGATAATTATCCCTCAAATGGAAGAATTGCATGGTCACTCTGGGGGGGCGACGCTGGATACTCGCGCGCTAAAGCAATCGTCGAAGCGGCCAATGCCGACGAAGAACGCGCTCCAGCACCGCCGGCAGATCAGATTGACGGTTCGGAAGAAAACGAACCCGGCTCGGCAAAAGACAAAACCGGCGGGATTGTTCTCAATGATTCAACCGTAAAGGCTTTAGAGAACAAAGCCAAAGAACACAACGAAAAGATGAACGAGAACAATCGCCCAGAATGGACGAGAGTTCGTGTACCTTCTCTGAAAGCCGTTTACCGTCGAGGCGCAGGAGCGTTCTCGTCGAGTCATCGTCCGGGCATTGGCCGAGCGCAGTGGGCTATGGCACGAGTGAACGCTTTCCTATTTTTAAGTCGCACCGGCGCACCGCAGAACGCCGCCTACGTTGGAGACAATGACTTGCTGAATAAGTCTCACCCTAAATACTCTCTAGAAGAAAACAAAGAAGTTCCGGCTTTGGTCGTATCGGAGGCTGCGCTGGAGCCGGAACACTTATCAGAACGCGCAACGTGTCCGGTCGCCACGCAAGACGTAGCGGTCAACTTGGCAAACCGTCAAACCGCAATCGACGAAGCCAACTACGGCCCGCTCGATCCCGCACTACCGAACGAAGAATACTGGGCCGCCAAAGCCGACCAGTTCGACGATTCAGTAGAAGCGGCCAAAGCGGCTCGGTGCGGCAATTGTGCAGCGTTCATCAAAACACCGGAGATGCTCGACTGCATCGCCGAAGGACTAGACAACCCAGACGACGCTTACGCCGTTATCGCCGCCGGCGATCTCGGATACTGCGAAGTCTTTGACTTCAAGTGCGCTTCATCAAGAACTTGTGACGCGTGGATAGCAGGAGGACCCGTGGAAGAACAAACCTACGAAGAAGAAGTGGTCGAGGAACCCGAAGCGCGTAGCGCATCGTGGGTCGCCGACGACACCGAAGAACGACGTGTCGGCTACTTGACCAACGCAGAACTGCGCGCCGATGGCGACGGTTCTACTCTGGTTGGATACGCCGCCATGTTCGACTCGCCTAGCGAAGACCTCGGTGGATTCACCGAACGCATCGCTCCGGGTGCTTTCAAGCGCACTCTAGGAATGGACGCCGACGTTCGACTGCTATTCGACCACGAAGGTCTACCGCTTGCGCGTAGCAAAAGCGGAACGCTTTCGCTCGAGGAAGACGACCTCGGTCTCAAGGTCGAGGCCGCTCTTGACCCGAACTCGCCGGTAGCGCGTTCAGTCATCTCGGCGGTTCAGCGTGGCGACATCGACCAGATGTCATTCGCCTTCCGTACCATCAGCGACTCGTGGAACACGGACCGTTCGCTTCGCACGCTCGAGGAAGTTCAACTCTTCGACGTGAGCGTCGTGACTTACCCAGCCTACGAGGCCACGATGGCCGCCATTCGCAGCCGCCAACCTTCAGAAGAAGAAGTGGTCGCGCCGCCAAAAGTATTCTCTAAACGCCTTGCCGCTGAAACCGACTACCTCGAACTCAGCCGCAAGCGTTCTTAGTAACATCGACAAGCTCGTTACCTAACCTCGGCACTCGTTTCGACGACTCGCCACGTTAGCAACACCTAGTCGCACCCCTAATCATTCAACCCGAAAGGAATCCACATGGATTACCTAGCACGCTTAACCTCGCGTCGCGAAGGGCTGCTCACCGAAGTGCGCGCATCACTTGACGCCGCAGCCGAGGCCGACGTAGACCTTACCGACGACGAGTCAGAAAAAATTAAAACCAGCCACGCCGAAATCCGCGCCCTTGACGAGCAAATCGTCGAGCTCGAGGACTTGGCTGCTCGCGAAGTTGTCGCCACCGAGGCCCGCAAGGCCGAAGGAACCGACGACGTAGTTCGTTCCGCAGTTGTTACTTCGGAAGCCCGCACCTACTCGCCTACTTCGGAAAACAACTTCCTGAGTGACGCGTACGCAGCGTTTCGTGGAGAGTCTTTGGCTTCGGAGCGGATCAACCGCCACCAGCACGAAGAGTCCATCGAACGTCGTGA